TTACTTTTTTAGCAGCCAGTCGTCCATCTCCAGTCTTACCCCCAGCACAGACAAACATCCGTCAATAAACCCTTCGGCTATCTGCATCTCAATTCGTATTGCTTTTTCGCTTTTCTTTCTCGTCCTGGCTATCTGTCTTTTTGATATTCGCAACAAATAATGAGCAATGAGAAGCGAATACTCCTCAGGTTTTTTCTGCTTCAGACGAGCAAGACAGTTTTCAATGATAAGTCCGTCATCATCGCAGCAGGCCGGACGTGATTTAGTGGTAGATGGTAAAAGTCCTTTGAATCCGGCAGCGATCGGAGAATAGTCCACCCCGGTGTTACCACTTGCCGCCCATGCCCCCCAGCGTTCAAGAACCATCTGAATATCACGCATCAACTTTCTCCACAAAATCAGGACAGCACACCAATCGCCAGTGCGCGATCGATAAAATGAAATATCAGCTCCAGTTGGGAACCATACTTCTCTTCAAATGCCACGGTATCCGCATGCAGTTCGTCATGGTGTTTTCTGCACAAAGGCAACACAAAAAGGTCATGCGCTTTTGTACCCATTCCACCCTGACCATGACCAATCAGGTGATGAGGATCGTCGGCTGGCTTACCACAACATGCACACGGCTGCGTCTTAACCCAGCGCGTGTACTTTTCATTAACCCAGCGACGACGTTTGGGGCGTAACATAAAAGACTCCGGCGACTCCGGATCCACTTTCAGCGCCAGCACCTTTTTCGCCTTATCCTGGATGATGCTGGTGGCAAGAACCGAAGGCACAAGGTCACTTTCCCGGGTGACAGACGGCAAAACAGGCTTCGGTAATCTCAGGGCCTTACGGGCTGCACTTTCCGGTAAGGCATCCGCCAGGTCATTACGAACCAGCCACCAGCACAGTTCAGGCATTGTCACAACGTGACTGTCATCAAAACCGAGATCACGACGGACTACGGACAACACCCAGCGGGCACAGTTATCCGTTGCCATTGACTCCAGACGTTCCGTGAACTGATCGCGAAGCAGGTTATCGCAGTGCCAGCACAGACGGATTGCGCCCGGCGCGTGTCGCATTGTGGTCATGTTCTCGCTGTGCCATCCGGAATGAGGCCACTGGCAGCCTTTTTCACGAAGTAACCAGCTCTCAAGGCATTCCACGCCACCAGCACGACGGATCACTGCCTCATTGCGGAACACGGCCCGAACGGCAGGATCATCCGCCAGCGGTTGTGATGCTGCCGGAACGGCACCACTGGCAAAAGATGAATAACGTTCCGGCTCAGGCTCCAGCAGGACACGCCCCTGCATAAACAGGGGCATCAGCTCTGAACCGGGTCTGAACAAGACGATCCCCATACGCGGGGCAATTTCAGGGGTCAGCAGTGCTCTCACGGTCACCTCAGCGAACGGTATTGCATGAACGCAGGAGAAAAAAATTCAGCCATCACGCAGTAAACTCCTTCACCAGCGTTTCAAACTGGCTTACCTGGCCTTCCAGTTCCGCCACGCAATCCACCAGCTCATCCACCGCCTTTTGTGTGCGGTGTTTTGCCTGCAGCAGATCACGAAGCGCCGGAGTAAGCTGCTTGCGGAGCGTATCTTTTGCCACGCTCGTTTTTTCCATCTCAGCACAACGAAGCATCTCCTGCGCCTGCCGACGAAGTTGTTCCGGTGAAACAGTGGTTGTTCTGTTGTTCAAAATAAACGCTCCGTTTTACTACCCGACATGCGGTTATTGCTGTATCTGCGCGGATTGCCCGGCGTCATGGGAGTGGAAAGAACCCGGGCACTCTCCTGGTCCACAGGCAGAAAATGCCCGTTATGAAAACGCCGGTAAATGGTACCCAGCGTGCCATTACGCTGTTTCGTGATGTTGATTTCAGCTATGCCTCTCGCCTGTGTCTCCGGGTTGTACACCTCATCCCTGTAAAGCATCAGAATGATGTCTGCATCCGCCTCTATTTCCCCTGAGTTTTTCAGGTCCGAGTTCATGGGGCGTTTATTGGGTCTGGATTCCACGCCACGGGAGAGCTGGCTCAGAGCAATCAGCGGAAAACCGCCGGATTTTGCCAGGCTTTTAAGTCCCTTTGAGATTTCCCCCACAGCAAGGTCGTGACGCCCCGTGCTGCGGGTTTTAATCAGACCGAGGTAATCGACCACCACCAGCGCCGTTTCCGGGTGTTTCATCCGGTGGTGCCTCGTGGTTGCACATATCTCATCAATGGTCAGGTTTGCCTGGTCCACCATCCAGATATTACGCCCCGTTATTCGTCCCACGCCCTGTGAGAAACGCGCCCAGTCTTCGTCTTCAAAACGGGCAACAGACTTAAGACGGGATACCGGCATTCCCCCGGCAGCAGACACCATACGTTCACCAATCTGAATGTTCGCCATCTCCATGGTGAACAGAAGCACGCCATGCCCCTGCTCAGTCACCTTGTCGATGATATCCAGCGCAAGTTCGGTTTTCCCCATCGAAGGACGAGCCGCAATAAATACCAGGTCGCCTGGCTCCATACCGCCCGTTTTTGCGTCCAGTTCATCAATACCGGTCATCAGCGCTCTGGATTTCTCCAGTCCCTGATTGCGGCATTCAACACGGTCGACCACTTCCGGAAGGACATCATCAATGTGAACCGGCTGAATGACGCCCTTTCCGGTCGACAGTGAGGCCATCATGTTCTGCGCATCCTTCAGGGCATCCTCGGCTGCTTCACAGGTATACGCATCACGTAAATTCTGTAATGCTTCAGTCAGTGTTTTTTCTGCATCGCGCAGTGCGGCATTACGCCGCAACGCTGCGACATAGTGCTCCAGTGAAGACTTCACCCAGGTTTTGCGTCCGGTGTCGGTAATCACCGGGGCAAGTTCCGGCATCTCATTGCACAGCAGTACGGGGTCAATGACGCCGGATACACGGGCCTGTCTGCAAATTCCCGCGTAAATATCCCGGTACTGTCGTGCAGAAAAAACGTCCGCCGACAATGTGGCCAGAATATCCATCACTTCCGGATCAGCCCCACGCAGAAAAAACGCACCGATGACAGCTCCTTCCAGGTCATAATTACGCCACGCCGGATTTGTCGGGTTTGTCATGCTGCCACACCTCTGATATGCGCACGGTAGCTTTCCCAACCAAACACCAGGCAGTTACGCCCACCATCAGTAACGCGATCCACAATCCGTTCACCAATGGATTCCTTAAGCTGTTCAAACGTCAGGTTGCTGATCAAAATTGTCGGTAAAACGCTTTCGTAACGCGCATTTATGATTTCCTGCAGGATGGTTATCTCCGCAGGCGTACCGAACTGCACACCAACCTCATCGATGATAAGCAGATCCAGCGATGCAAAATGATTAATCACTTCATCGTCAGTGCGCTCAGAGTTGTGGCGCCAGGTATTTTTCACCGCACGGGTAAGCCGCATTACATCCGTGATTTCTATGGTTGCCTGGTGGTGGCGAATAATATTTTTTGCCATTGATACAGCCAGGTGATTTTTACCGGTACCACAATTGCCAATCATGACCATGCTGGTGCCTGCAGCGAGACATTTCTTCCAAGAAGCGGCATAGCGCTGACAGGCTTCAAGGTTTTTCTGTGCGTCAGTATTCACCGCCTGATAATTCTCAAACTCACAGTCCTGGAACCGGCGGGCAATACCGGCCTGATCGAGTAATTCACGAACCTTCAGAGCGCGTAATTCGTCATACACGCAGTCCAGCTCCTCACTGAGGCAGGACAGGCAACCGGACACCCGTTTGACAGCTTTCCCCCTTACATCCGGGCCCGTCAGCACATAGCGCGTGTATTTTCCGTGTTTCCCGCAGGACACCGTCTCAGTGCTTTGCACCCAATGCTCACAGCGCCACGGACGCTTTCCGCCACGGACAAATGCCAGTTCCTCTTCCAGGTCTGCCTTGCGGTTAAGTAACTGCGCTTTGTCGTGTTGCATGTGTTGTTTGTTCAGGAAATTAGTCATTTTCACCCTCCCCACAAAATCACCAGTTGAAGTTCGTTGAGCCGTAGTCCTGTTCACTGAATCCCGAGATCGGGAGGCTTTTGCCCCGCCCACCTCCGGGGGCTGCTGGCTGTTGCCAGGATTCCTCGAAATGACGATCGGGTCCAAAGAACGTCGACGCCTGCTTCACGAACTGGGTACCGGTATTTCCAGAGACACGCACCCAGGCGGCATAGCGTTTCACACCGTTGAGCATGGTTTCGGGTGTCACACCTTCCCTGATTCGGGCTTTCCAGGCTTTGAAGGCTGCTGACTTGGAATTACCACCAGCACGTTTGGGATATTCCTGCCAGGCCTGTTCAAATTCCGGTGAATATTCCTGTCTGGCAGAACGCGCTGGTGCAGACGCGTCAGCGGATGCGCCAATATCTTGCGGTTCATGTTTTGAATTTACTGGTGGTTCATGTTTTAAACCTTGTGGATCTGGGGTCAGATTCTGAAGGGTCAAACGCGTATTTTTGCCAGAATCTGAAGGGTCAAACACACCTGAACATACAGATTCTGACGGTTCAGATTTTGAAGGTTCAGAATCTGAAGGGTCACGTAATCCTGAAAGTCTGCGCTGCTGTTTCAGTTCTGCAACCTTATCCCGCTCTGTTCTGGCAAGCAGCTCAAGCCGATCAGCATTCAGATGATAAAGATTGGACGTATTACGGTTACCTTTGCGGCGTGACTGACGCGTCAGCCAGCCATCAGCCTCCAGTTCGGAGATTGCCGTTCTGACTGTACTTTCTCCCAACCCAAGCTGTCGGCATATGGTTTCAACACCTGGGTAGCACACCCCGTCATCATTCGAATAATCCGCCAAGCGCGCCATAATCATCAGTTTTGCACCTTTGATGCCATATGCTGCACATGCATCCCAGACATTACCTAGGATTTTGCTACTCATACGGCACCTCCCAGACGCTTAAACATTTTTCCGGACTGAAACGCCACCAGCGGATAACTCAGGGTATGAGTACGTCCCTGAACCTGGCAGACAACCTTCTGGCTTTCTGTATTGACCAGGCAAACCCGCAGAACGTGTCCGTTGCTGGTGGTGAACCACTGCCCCACACGGGGGCAATGGTTGTATCGGTGATACAGGAAATTAACGATGTGGCGGATCATGGACGCACCTCCTTGTCAGAACCATTCAGCCTGGAATCAACAAGTGCAGCACCAAAAACAGCATCACCTACACGGTCGTACAGTTTGCTGGCCAGCGGAGATTCAACAGCCTTAAGCATTGGATAAAGCTGGCTTGTCCAGATTTGATGGATTTCACGCAAATGCAGGTATACGCCTCTGGCGTTTCGTGCGACAGCTGACATATCAGACGCATCGGCACCTGATAAACTCTTCTCCATCTGGTTAAAGGCATTTATGTATGCCTCTTTGAACTGGGCAGCACGTTTACCCGTGAAACCCATAGCAAGAAACGCAAAGCCGTCGCGGGTTATTTGATAGCAATGTAGTTTGCGGCCTGTGCAATCGGTGTAATCACTCACCGAAAAATTGCGGGCAGTGAATGATGCGGAACATTCAAGCGTGCGGATCTTTTTCAGTACATCGTCATGACGTTTGGAGAAGAAGTTGGCAACAGCCAGGGATGAAGTAACAGCCTGACCATCAACGATGGCAATTTCAGGTTGAGTGAGGGTTGGGATCGTAGCCATGATGGCAGCCTCCGTATGCAATGGATAACTTCCACCACCGGAGCTGCGAAACTCACTGGTGGCAGACTGAACAGGGTTCGCAGTACCGGCGCATACGGAAACCGGCGAGCCTTTCGGCTCCCCTGCCCAGCCCACCATAATTCTGGCGTGCGTGAGCGCGGACGATAAAAAAGACGCTGGCGCGTCGTATATCGCCGTATGCAATTCCGGGCTGCGACCCCCGGCACCCGCTTTATAAGGTGCCAGAACAGTGTAACGTCCCGAAATTGAGGAATCAATATTTTGGAGAACAATCATGCAGCACCCGCCAGTTCTTTATCGTGGGTGAATTCGCCATTCCAGTTTCTCTTCATGGGTAATGCACCTCTAAGATACTGGCGATAAATCCAGACCGCCCCTTTCTGGAGAAGAACTGGTGTATACGAATAAAACCCTTCTTCATAACCTGAATCGATATAGTGGTGACGTTCGGTCAGATACAGATCTCGGGCATATGCCTTTACACGCCATGCGGGGCTTCGCGATTCAGGACGCTCGTCATAAAGCCAGTTGTGAGCCTCCAGAAATGCTGTGATACGCTGAACATTTACTCCATTAAGTTGCTTGCAGAACTGAACCGGTGTCATGCCAGGCTGGAATAAATTTTCCAGATGTTCGATGTATTGGGCCTGACGATGAACGTAACTAATTGCTCTGTTTTTAGCCTCATATTCATCCGCCCAGGCACGGGCAGCAGCAGCCGGATCGCTAAAATCTGGTAGGGATGTCATTGTGGTAAGACTGTAATTCCCCGTTTTACGAATTGACGGAATTACCTCCGATGTAATCCACCGTTTAAAACGTCTTGCCTGTTTTTTTCGACTTTTGATAATCAGCGCATAGAGCCCGGATTCATTGACCAGCAAAGGCTTACGTCCCGAACCTAAGTAATCCTTATATTCGGTTTTATCTTCATCATCGATGGACTGAAGGGAGATAGCAGTATTTGTCAGCCCCAGCGCGTTACATATATCCACGGCAAAAAACCATGGTGTTGAATCAATGACCACACTACGAACTGATGACAACAATTCACCAGTGCTTGATTTAAAATCGAAAACTTTGATATTGTTTTTCACGTAATATCTCCGACGATAAACCCGACTGGCCGGTTTTCTCTGCCGGCCTTTCTTATTTCTGCCAACCAATAACCTGAAATACCCCCATTTTCGGGTAATACCAGCAAGTCCCTCGCGGTTCTGCTTCCTCCATAACCCGATAAAAAGCAGCCATAAACGGTTCCACAGCAACAATTGCGCGACGAGACAACAATCCATCCGGCCTCATGAACTCATGGGGGTCGGTAGGGATCTGATATGCGTTCACCAGATTGCGGCATTTCGCATCTGACATACCCGTTTTCGCTACCAGCTGACGGTAGCCTGCATAACCATCGCGTATGGTGCCTCTTTTGATTCGCTCGACGGTTTCAGTAACGTAGGTGACTTTCTCTTCCACCTGCTCAAGACGTCTTTGTTGGCGAACAGCTTCAAGCGCCATTGCAGCAACCATTTCGATCTGGCTCATTGGTTTGCGGATTTGTTTTTCCAGTTCACGCCAGCGATCTACCAGGCAGGCGGTGAATTCAGGGCAAAGCTGTGCGACAACAATGATGCTGTCGCGTTTGCCTCGTTCACCTTCGAATACATACGCGCTAGAAAATCGGCGAGGGCCAAGTGATTGTTTATTCTCAATTTCCACAGACTGTGGAAATTGGATGATTCCCTTTTTAGCCAGTGTTTCAATAGTTCTCTTAACACTATCTGGTCTGCTTCCCACCAGCTCAGCTATCTCAATACTGGTCATGGATGCTTTATCGGTAAAAATTGTTGTATTCACTGTTTATCTCCTTCGCACACTCCATCTTCTGTGTGCGCTAAACTTGGGTGTGGGAAAAGCTCCGGTAGATCAGGACGAAATTCATACGCCTGGACTTTCCCATCGACCGCCTTAACCAGAGACGGAACAAATTCAGGAGAAATTTTTTTCTTCCCATTCAGCCAGTCGCAAATTGTTGACTGCGCGCGACCACAACGCCTAGCCAGAGCAATCTGGCTTCCCGCAATATCTACAGCCTTGGCTATACCTTCATTTTTCATATCGACCTCCAACCTGATTTCATTCACTATAGCGATTGATTAAAGCGATTGCAATGTACGGAAAAGCGGTTTGTGTATATATCGCTAAGGCGATACACTAAAAGGGCAGAAAAAGGAGGACTTATGAGCTTTTCAGACAGGCTACAGTTAGCTATGACTATCCGCGGATACTCGCAGGGAAAACTGGCCAGAGAGGTTGGCATGGCTCAATCGAGCGTAAATAAACTGGTTAATGGTGCCACAGGCTCCAGGAAAGTTGTGGAGATAGCCAATACCCTGAACGTGCGCCCCGAGTGGCTATCGTACGGTGTTGGTCCTATGACCCCAGAAGAAAGCACATCCTGCAATCCGACACCACAGGAATCATATTCCCCGCTGGAAAATGATAAGGATATTTTTCGTGTGGAAGTCCTGGATATCGCTGCCAGCGCGGGACCAGGAACATTCCTTGTTTCAGATTTTGCAGAAACGGTCCATGCTATAGAATTTTCACATGACGCCGCAAGACGTCTGTTCTGTAGCAGGCCAGCAAATATCATAAAGATGATAACAGTTGATGGCGACAGCATGGCTCCTACTCTGTGTGCAGGAGATCAGGTGTTTGTCGACGTATCCGTCAGAAATTTTGAAACTGACGGTATCTATATTTTTATTTTTGGGCACACCTTCCATATCAAACGCCTGCAAATGCAAGGGATGCAACTTGCTGTTATATCAGACAATCCGGCCTACAAGGAATGGTTTATAAGTGAATCAGCTGAAGAACATCTATTCATAATGGGGAAAGTTCTCATTCATCAGTCAATCCAGTATAACAGGGTCGGATAAGTCAACATCACCGGCAGCTGTATTGCGCAGCTGCTCTACTTTCCTGTATCTCAACTCCCTACGTATCGTCTCATTTCTCTCATAATCTGTTCTTTGCTGCCCAAAATGCATAGCTATAGCGATTGACATAACCAAACGCTTTGGCTATTGTAAAATTAAAACAACAGGAGGCTCATATGAAGCATGCAGTTAAGGTGATGGATGAAATTGCAGCACAAATACAAGAAAGCGGCTCGCTGCTTGGAATGATCTATTCCTACATGTCAGAAAACGGAGCAGAAAGTGAGAGGGTTTATAATGCAATCAGATGCCTGATGCGTTCCCTGCAAAAAACAGAAGAAACTGCATCAATTTTTGCAGAAAAACTATGTGAGGCAAAAGCTATGGTTTCGCATGGTCACTTTTTTGGAAAAATCCGTGCCCAACGTGAAGCCTGCGGCTTGACGACCACCGAACTTGCCAAACTGCTTGATCTCGATGAAGAGATCATCCTGCAATGGGAGAGCGGAGAGTTCGAACCGACCATCAGCATGCTTATCCCCCTGGCAAACGTCATTGGGTGCGATCCGCTTTCTTTGCTGGATGAAAAAGATAGCGCGTCTGTTATTCGCGTAAATGCGCCTGAAGTCTACGTGGAAAGTATTGGCGCACGCATCAAAAGCGCACGTAAAAAACTGGGCTTAACGGAAGCTGATCTTGCCCGCATGATTAATACCTATAGCGACCCCATAAACGACTGGGAATGCGGCATCTGTGAAGTTCCTGCTGATCAGATAGTACCACTGGCCAGTGCTCTTAATTGTGACCTGATGTGGTTGTTAACAGGCAAATCAGAAGCAAAGGAGTAACAACAATGACTGGCAATATCCATGATAAGTATGAAGGCTTATGCCTGGCACCGGATTCCTTTGCAAACAATATCCATAATTTATTATGCGCAGTTGTTGTATTACAAATGTCAGACAACGACGCAATAAAAAGAACAGGTGATGAAGTTCTTGAATTTGCACGTTGCTATGCTGAAGCAGCTGCTGAAAAAGAACTAACCAGTTAAATAGAACAAGTCATCTCCGGATAATATATTACGGCTTAATCGCCGGGGATTATCACACCCTTAATCCACAGGAGGTTTTATATGACCTTTATAAAACATAAGGCATCACACAAAACAGCCTGCCTTATTGCACAGCACGGGAAAAATTACATGCATATTGCCTGCTTGTTTCTGCGTAAAGCATATGGGAGATAATAATGCATCAGAAAACAGCAGAACACGAGCAAACCAGAGTATTGCTGACCATCAAAAACGGGAAAGTAATATTAATTCGTCATGTTCATGACGATGAACTTGTAGGAAGTCTTTCAACATTCCTGTTTATTGCAGAAAAGGCAGGATATGACGTTATTGCACCAGCAGATGAAGATGAGGAGTAAATATCATGCAATACGCTGAATTCCAGGCTGAAGCAACAGCCACAGGTATACGAACTGGCAGTATGACTATTGATTATCACGACGCAATCCGCCGTCTGGATGCAGGTGAATTCGATCATCCTAATGTGAAAGGTTTGCAAATCCTTCAATGCCTCGCACAAGCCGACAATGCAGGATTACTGGGTAAACTCCCTGTTGAGATGAAGGTAGCCCAGTGGCGCTGGTTGTACGTGACGACATTCATCAACGAAGAAGAAAACAAGAATGGCACTATTGATATCCCAAACGAACACGGAACAACAGATCGCGCCGTAATATATAACGGGAAGCATGGGGTTATGACGATATATCCCGGCCCCATTCGGTTTGCCTTACAGCAGTATATTGAATGGAATTTAATTCAAAAATACGGCAAGGCAGAAGGAATGGGTAGAGCGCTGTTTCTTTATCAGAAAATGCTCATTACATACCCAGATAAAGGTTTCATTGTTTCAGACATGGGGCGAGAAGGGCTTGAACTCCTTCTGGATGAAATGATTAACGACCTGAATACTCATGGTATGCCAGAAGGCCAGTGACACATTAAATATTAAGAAGAATATAATTCTTCCGTTTTTTACTAACCATTTATATGAAAAACAACCGTGAATTAAGCAGAGTAAAACTGCTTTTAATCCTTGCTACAGTACTGACAATAACAGAAATCATTATTCTCTTTATTGCGCTGTCTGTCAGTTAAAAATATCGGGATACCACATACCAATGAGACTGTATTTCACAATAGTAATTTTACTGGCAATTATCGCATGCATTTACGGATTACTCGTTCCGTTCCTTATATCCATGAAGGATACGATAGCAGTTACTTCTGGCTTTGCACTGGCGTTTCTGACCCCGCCCTGCATTTATGCCATTTACAAGGGTCTTTCTTTCACTAAGGATAAAAAATGAAAAAAATTATTTTTGCTTTAGCCATTGTTCTGCCGATCATTGGCCTTGTCGGCTGCGATCGCGTTGAACCCGGTAATGTTGGCATCAAAGTAAATAAACCGGGCGACGATAAAGGCGTCGGTGAGGTGGTCGGTGTTGGTCGCTACTGGACTGGCTGGAATACTGAAGTTTACATCTTCCCAACCTTCAAACAAATGAAGACCTACGATGAGCCGTTCAGCTTCCAGATGAGTGACGGCACAACCATCGGCTATCACATCGGTGTTGCCTACAAAGTTGATCCATCCAAAGTTACCACGGTGTTTCAGACCTACCGCAAAGGCGTGGATGACATTACCGACACTGACCTGCGCCAGAAGATCGCCGACGCACTCAATCGACTGGCCAGCAAAATGACCACTGACAAATTTATCGACGGCGGGAAGTCTGAACTACTGGATGCAGCTCTTAAAGACATTCAGGCAGAAATGACGCCCATAGGTATTCAGGTAATGAGTCTCTCATATGTGGGTAAGCCGGAGTACCCGCCAACCGTTATCGACAGCATTAATGCCAAAGTCACGGCGAACCAGAAAACCCTGCAACGCGAACAGGAAGTAAAACAGCGCGAAGCGGAAGCTAACATGTTGCGCGCGGAAGCTGCCGGACAGGCAGATGCGATTCGCACAAAAGCCCAGGCCGAGGCCGATGCTATTCGTTTACGCGGTGAAGCTCTGCGCCAGAACCCTGGCGTCATGGAGCTGGAAGCCATCAACAAGTGGAACGGTACACTGCCGCAATACATGACCAGTGGTGCCAATACACCATTTATCCAGATTAAATAACTTACACGCCCGGCAAACCGCCGGGTTAATGGAAAATCAGATGAACAACCAGAATACTCAACCGCAAATAATGAACTATGACCCGAATCTGACGTCGTGCGGACGCATGGCAAAACAAACCGTTCGATTAACTTTCGGACTATGGGAATACCGCGAAACATTCGAAGTTACTGTCGGCGGCAATCTGACCGGACTGGATGTTATCAATTGCGCTATTGAAAGCCTGTACGCAACGCTGCCTTATGAAGAAGTCCTGGATGAGCGCACAGGGAAAACGGATATCATGGCCACCATTAATATTGGCGAACTGATATGCCAGGATGAAGACCTGTCCGGGGAACTCTGGCTTGCCGGGATGCTTATCTCAGCAGAAATTATCAGCATTGAACCCGCTACAAACATACGGCTCTGAAGTTCTCACTATTCAGAGAGCAGGAGAAAAAATGTTCGCTCTGATTAATCAGGGACAACTGTATACCGACAGTGCCGGTTACCCGGTAAAAATTGTTCGCTGCATAAACAACACCGTGTTGTACAGAAGATGTGAAGCGAATGTTTGAAGTGTGGTGCCACTGCCGTGGATGAAAGTTTTATGAGGTTGGCATGCAGACAATCATCTATCAGATAACCCCCAGCAAATGGTGTACGGAGAGAGTCCTCATTGCATCAACAGGGCTAAAGCCTGGCACCATCGAGCGGGCCAGAAGAAAGTCATGGATGCAGGGAAAAGAATACCGCCATTACGCTGTAGAAGGCGATCCGGGGCATTACAGTGAATGCCTGTACAACATCGAAGAAATTATGCGATGGATCGAAAACCAGAAACAACCAGGTGCCAAAAATGCAAGTTCCGGTTAACCTGTTAATGCTCCTGGACGTCTGGGAGGTTTTATGAGTAACGCATCATACCCGACAGGCGTTGAAAACCATGGAGGATCACTCCGTATATGGTTTCACTATAATGGCAAACGTGTCAGAGAAAACCTCGGTGTTCCTGACACCGCCAAAAACCGGAAGATCGCTGGTGAGCTTCGCACTTCAGTTTGTTTTGCAATCAGAATGGGGAGTTTCGACTACGCCGCGCAGTTCCCTAATTCCCCTAACCTGAAACACTTTGGTCTGGGAAAAAGAGAGATAACCGTTAAGGCACTTTCGGAAAAATGGTTGGACCTTAAGAAAATTGAGATTTGTGCGAATGCACTTAACCGTTACCAGTCAGTAATTAAAAACATGTTACCAATGTTAGGTGAAAAAAAACTGGTTTCATCCATAACAAAAGAGGATTTACTTTTCGTAAGGAGAGATTTGTTGACCGGTTACCAAAAGCTTTCTAATGGAAAGACTTCTTCCATAAAAGGGCGCTCAGTGGTCACGGTAAACTACTATATGACAACCATAGCTGGAATGTTTCAATTTGCAACAGATAATGGTTATACCTCAGGAAACCCATTTAACGGTCTGGCTCCCTTAAAAAAGTCCAAGGTAAAACCAGATCCTCTCACCCGTGACGAATTTATTCGTTTTATTGAGGCTTGCCGTCATCAACAAACAAAAAACCTGTGGATTCTCGCTGTATACACGGGTATTCGTCACGGGGAGTTGGTATCGCTGGCATGGGAAGATATAGACCTTAAAGCAAGGACTATAACCATCCGTAGAAATTATACAAAACTTGGCGAATTCACTCCACCAAAAACCGATGCTGGCACCGGAAGGACAATTCATCTGGTTCAACCAGCTATTGATGCTCTTAAAAGCCAGGCGGAAATGACCATGCTTGGAAAGCAACATTCTGTAGAGGTAAAGCAGAGGGAATATGGGAGAACTGCTGTGCATAAATGTACTTTTGTTTTTAGCCCTCAGGTAATAAAACAGCAGCAGTTGTCTGGACCTCACTACAAAGTTGACTCCATCAGGGAGTCATGGACAAGTATCTTAAAACGCGCAGGTCTGAGACACAGAAAATCGTACCAATCCAGGCATACTTATGCATGCTGGTCACTTGCCGCTGGAGCTAATCCTAGTTTTATCGCAAGCCAGATGGGCCACACAAACGCACAAATGGTATTCAATGTTTACGGAGCATGGATGAAAGACAACAATCACGAACAGATAGAACTCCTTAACAAAAGACTATCTGAAAGTGTCCCATGTATGCCCCATAAGAAAGTGGGGTAA